CTGCTCCGTCAGATGTTTTAATAGCCTTTATGTCATTAGGTTCTATAATTCTTTCCCATAACCATTGGTTTAACTCGTTGTCATATCCATCTGCGAAATCAACTATATTATCAGGGTTAAAACTATTATAAACTTCCTCCCATGACATATTTTGATAAGCGTCATCACCTATTGTATTACCTGCAAAATCTCCACTAAAACCATTTTTAATATCGTGTTGCCATGCTTTTTTAATTTTGCTTTTAAGTTTATCTATGTGTACCGCATCTTTTCCGTCATATGACCAGCCATGATCCCCATAAGAACTACTCGTAATGCCGTCGGAGCTTACTTTTGAAATATCATCTGAAAACATTGCATGCCCCCAATTACTCATAGGTTCATCCTTTTGTGTAAACCTAAAATATTTAGAAGATGGGTCTTTCCCTCTAACTGTGCTAACTTTATTAACTACACTCTCAATAGGTTGCATCTCAGTTGTTTTAGTTGGATGTAGCCATTCTTTTTCGTAATCTCCTATAGTGTCGAGGTAATCATCAAGGTACGCATCTGGCTTGTTTTGGCTTACTTGCTTTGTCATTGTACTGTATTTATTAGCCTTTGGTTTCTTTATTGCGTTAACTATTTCAGGATTCTCATTTACTATAGCCTTTTCAACTGCTGTCAAAGGTGCATTGCTTTGAATCTTGCTAAATAGTCTATTTAAGTCTGCTGTGCTTGCTGGCATATTGTTTAACTTCATTACTTTGGAAATGTCCCCCGCTAAACCTATTGCAAACATATCATCTACACCAATAAAATCAGCTAATGTTGATATTACATTGTAGGCTTGGGGGTATTTAGCTTTTAAATCTGTTGTCGTTTTAGGTGCCACAGTTTCGATAAGTTGAGTATTTTGCACTGTATTTTCTCGTTTGAGTACATCATTTATACCTGTACCAATACCCTTAATAGTGCCTAGTAATCCATTCTTACCGCTATCTACCGCGCTCTGATAGCCTTCTCCACCCCTTACAGCTATTGTTGCAGGTGCTTGAAATGCACTACCTACCGCGTCTAAAGTTGCCATTACTCCCTTGCCTAAACCACTTATAATAGGATTATTGACCTTGTTTAAACCACTAGAGATAATTTTACCTTGTGGCACAACATTCTTTTTAACACCTTTACCTACAACTAATTGCTTTGAAGGAGTTTTCGGTATTACTAGAGGTTCTTTAGGGTTTAAACCTAATTCTTCAGCATATACTTTTTTCTGTGCAGGTGTCATTTTAGGTATAGGTTTTATAGGTTGTATTGGTGTAGGAGTAACGCTCGGAGTATTGCTTTTTAATGGTACTTTGGGACCTTGATAATTTGCATACTTATCAATTTTAAGAGCATCTGACATTTTGTCTTTTGACACTGTTGGTGCATACCGTACCCAAGGTGTTTTAACATATGTGGAAAACTCTGACTTTTTATATTCATCAAGGTTATTTGGGTCTATAAGTCCTTGATCTCTACCATACTGCCACATTGCAGACTTTTGTTCACCGGTAAGGGCATTATAATGTTGTTGTGATTTTTTGCCATGTTCCCAGGCTTTTTTTGCTTGTGCTGTTGTAGGCATTATAAAACCTCCCTTACCAATTCAATCCGTAGTTAGTATTACTACTCGAACCGCTTGAACCACTTGCGCTTGCTTTTTGTGGTGCATAATATGGTTTATTAATATCATATTCTGCTTTTGATCTCTTTAATTCGTTCTCAAAGTCTATTTGGTCCTGCTTTGCTCTTGCTTCTGCTGTTGCTGCCTTTTGTGCATTTTCAATTTCTTCAAGTTCTCTTATCTTCTGTTGTCTAGCTGCGGTTAACATGGATATTTGCCAATCGTTTGTGGGGTCACCATCGTTTTGTACTTTGTTTATCTCTGCTTGATAATTATTGTAGAATTGGTTTATTGTATCTGCATACTCACCCTTAGTATTTTGCAATCTATTATAGTCTGTGTTTTTAGTGTCTTGTTGCCTATTGTAATCAAGGTTTGTTTGCTGTAGTTGTATATCTTGATTTCTATTGCTTTGGTTGATGTAATCTTGTAAACTTTGTGCATTCATTCCTGCTTTTGCACCTGCTACATCCGATTCATAGTTGTTGAGTACGTTTGTTTTATCTCTTGCTATATCTGCAAAGGCTGTAGCTTCTTGCGTGCCTAGATTACCTAATGTGCCTTGTAACGCACCTGTACGATTCATTTCGCCTTGTGCTGCTACTCCCGAACTTTGCAACCCTCTTTGTGCTAGGAAATCAGCAAAACTTCTAGCTTGATTTCCGCTTGTTGCCCTTGCTTGTAATCCTGCTTGTTGGAATTGAGGTTTTATCTTAGCTTCTTGCGCTGTTATATTGCCTAGGGCATTTAGTTTGCTTTTTTCTAGTGCTGCTATACTGCTGTCATATTTAGCTTTGTTTAGTTGGTCATAAGCTGAATCAAGACCGCCCATAATAGGACCGCCGGCACTTTGAGTACCCATTGTGGATGTCACTCCGCCTTTATTAATTGTTTCTTGTGGTATAATTGCACTATTAGTATATTGTGCATTCTCTTTTTTATATACAGAATTTGCACCTAACTTATCATAATCTAGTGGTTTTTGTAAGTCGGTTGTATATCCTTGACCTGCGTATTTGTCTAAATAGTCCTCGTTAACGCTTATTACTTGACCTTGGTCGTTCTTCATTTTTATAAATCCCATGTTATCACTCCTTTTTAGGAATTAAAAGAGGGGTTTTATCCCCTCTGTGTTGCGTAGTTTTTAAATTGTGAATTAGTTTAAAATGATCCAGTCCGCACTTGACGCTATGCCTTTTGCTTTGTAAAATTTACTTGTGGCAGTTAGCAGAGCATCTTGCCCTACAAATGCAGGCGCAAATCCTATGTTATCAACTACATGCTCTTTTCTTTTGCCACTATCAATTAGATATTTTGAAGCAATGTTACCATTTATCGCACTTAATCCACCTATGTAGTAATTTCCTGCTACATAAGCAGTGCCATTATGCGGTGATACTTGTACTCTAATATTTTGGTTTGCATCAACTAAAGCCGAACCACAAACTAACACCCATTGGTCTTTTTGTGTGACTGTATACACTAGCCTAAATTGGGAAGCGTCATAAATAAATACTCTAACATCAGGCTGACCTGTTGCAACATATATTGGAATAGTTGCAGATATCCATCTTGTGCTGTTCATGTTTGTATTGGTTTTTAACGTTGCCCTTGCTCCGTCATTTATTGTAATGCCTGTTTGCTGACAATATATAGCCATTTTTGATGGGTTTTCAGGGAAATACTTAACAAGTTCTTTTGCCCATGTAATCGTAGCGCTACTCCAGCCATCAGGGGCAGCAGAAGCACCGGCACTCCATATGTCAACAAAAGGATTGTGGAATAGGTTTTCAGGAACATTTTTACCTATACTCGCTACACTACTCAATATACTAGAACTTAGGTTTGAAATTGAATCTTCGATAAAAACTCCTTTACTATTATTTATAATGACGTCGCTTGCTTCAAATGCTATTTGCCTAACAATTCCTATGCAATTTGCGTTGAACTCTAGACTTCCTGAATATCCGTCAATTGTAATGCCCCTAGTATCAACAAAATCAATTTTCATAGTATTATTTCGGACACCACTGCCTATTTCTACGTTTCGGCAGTCCGTAAATATTGAGCTTTGGGTATTGCTTTCCATATGAATATTGTTTATATTGATATACCTTGCTCTGTTTATATCAAATGCCTTACCTGTTAAACCTTCTATAGTACCTGTAAACTCAACCGTTTCAAGAAAGTTGGCATTCGTTTTAACAATTCCATTGCCTCCACCTTCAAGTTTTACGTTAAATTTACAAGCATTGCTATCTGTTACAACTACAGCTGATGTATCTAGTAATATATGATTTGCTGGCATTATTGCACCAACTAAAGATACACTATAATTTGTTGATATTACTATGTTGTGAGTTGTTAACAAGCAACCCTTTGCCACATAACCATATTCAACTGCGCCTGTTTTTATGTGAGCATTTATAGTGCTTAGACTTACAAAGTCCATTACAAGAGCATTCTTGCACGAGTTGGCTAAACCAAATATGTTAATATTCCAATCTATGTTATTCAATGCAGACACTCCACCTCTTACGGTTATAGCATCGTTTGTAATTCCAACATCGGGTATTAAATAACCTTTTTCACCTAAACAAGAAATGTTAGCTTTTTTAGTCCATACTATCGGGGTTTTAAATAAAGTTGGACCCGGGATTAATAATACATCTCCATCATTCAGATTTGTATGTGCGTTCATTATAGCAGTGTAATCGTCTGTCACTCCATCACACACACCACCAAAACTACGCAATGACTTTACATTATCAGCCGTATATGCATCTAATTCTGCTTGCGTGGCAGGGTCGAAACTTAATTTTGCAGGTGTTAATGTTCCATCAGGTATTTGACCTAATACAACCCCCTGTACCTCTACTTTAGTAGCAAATATATCTAACTCTGTTTTAGTTGCAAATTGCGCATCTATTTCTACTGTTAAAGTATCGTTGATATAAGTTTTCATATCTACATTTGATTTATCAAATAATGCCTTAACTGTTGTCGCCTGGTCAACTACAATATCCGCTAATTCTTGTATATTTGTTACTTTTGTATTATTTTTTGTTAATGCCATAATATCACTCCTTTATATTTCGCCCTGCGTTTCTGCGTTCACGAGAAAATCAAGCAATACGCAAGTTTCGTTCAGTTCTGCATTTTCTAGCCTAAATTGAATTGTTGTGTAATCTCTACTATTTATAGGTAAAGCAAATGTTTGGGGGTTTCTATTTGTCTTAAGTGAAAATAAGTTGAAATTTATATTGTTAAAATCAAGAAGTCTGTATTGCGGTTTTTTAGTTAATCGCTTAAACTCGTTGATTTTATTAGTTTTGAAATATATTGTTATAGATGTTTGTGAATCCGGCAATAAACCGACATAAACCATATCGCTAGTTTTTATAAGCTGCATTGCGCCAAATGTGTTAAATCCTGTATCTAATTGTGCTATTACTACAACGCCATTATCGTCAGTGCCTTCCATGCGCTCTACAGTGCCTTGTGAGCCATAATAAACTACTCCGTCTATATCTAGGTAACAAGTACCGCTTATGTTGTCAAAAGTGTACATAGTGTTGTTGCCGTAGTTCCAAATATAAACTATATCACCGACATTACACCAATATTCCTTCTCGTTTTGATAGTCGAATGTAACTGCGGTTGAAAGGTTTATTTCTGACAATGAATTTCTTAGCCTTTCGCTGATTACCTCTGTATTTCTTTCGTCTTTTACAGAGGCTGTAAGCCATTGCCACCATGATTTACCATGAATTGTAATAGGGTTGTTGTTGACTATTTGTGCGCCATTGTAGACTAAGTTGCCAACTACAGGGTTTAGGCTCTTTACAGGGTAATCCCATGTATCAGTGGTTGAGATGTATTCTGCATAGCTAAAATGTGATTCGCCTTCTTTGAAGATGATTTGATAATTCGCATTGTTGGTTTTAATATCTGTGATCGCCGAATCATTTGTGCCAACGTTGGTTAAATTGAATATAGGGAAATATCCGGCATTTAATGTGCCACACCATCTACGAGTATTCTTAAAGTCCGGATGCCCCCATATGAATACAGAAGTGTCATTACCTACACCGAATTTCATAGCATATTTATTCTTTTTTATTAGGTTTGCATGGGAAACATCAACTTTTGTCCATCCAAGTATCACAAGAGCATTATTAACAGGTACTACAGTAAAAGTAATCACGCCTGTTGTTCGGTTGACTGTAAAATCAGTTGTTTCAGTTTTGGTTACTCCATCAATAGTACAAGTTACTAAATCAGCATCAATAGTTAATTCTCTGATTGTGAACGCTGTTGCGGTACCATTACCGACAAACTCTTGTTTTTTCTTACCTGTGAGTAGATTTATAATCTCGTAAGTTGTTCCTCCACCTGTCGGCGGTGTTGCTATGGCTATTGTGGGGATATATGCAACTACGTCCTGAAAGGTTGCTCCATCATATTGTTTATATTCTACGCCATTCATAAAGTACAACTTGGATTCGAAGAAAAATATTGTTGTTTTAGCATCTGTCATTGTACCTATTGGAGTATTTATTAATGTTCCAAAATTATATTCGTATACGTTGCCATCATTGCAAGAGATAAGCACATTTTTACTTGCAATAGTGCCTTCCCACATACCTGGTATGTCTTTTGTATTCGAGTAATCTATAAATGTCTTATGTCCTTCTCTCTTCTTAAGTTTGAAGTCTTTTGTTATTCTATAATTAACTTGCCTTAATGCTTCTCCTAGTTCTAAACCTGTTTGCCCTACTGCTTCATTAACTCCTATGAATTGGTTAATGCTTATAGGTTGTGGTGGTTTACTTGCTATATACCTTGCCATTAAATCACCTCATATGCGTCTGTAATAACTACAGCTACGGCTTTATTCCTGCAACTTCTTTTTAGTTGTTCGTATTTTTCTTCAAAGAACATAACTAATTCTTTCTTTTTGAATGGTGCTAATCTTGCAGCAACATAATAAGCCAATGCTTGGTCTGCTTTATAATTAACTTCTGTAATATCATCAATGCTAATTATTGTTGTAGGTTCATCCTTTAATAGGTCAATTCTAGCTAGATCATACAGTTCTTTATGCCCCATATCTATAATGGGTACAGCTTTCATTTGCATATCTATATAATCAGCTTCGGGTATTTGCACACCATCCTCTGTGAATGTGTTAAGGATTGCTCTTACTTTTGCAAATATACTCCTTCCTGTTTCAGCCATAATAATACCTCCTTGAATTAAAAAAAATATAGCAGGGAAGTTGTTTAATCCTCCCTGCTATGGTGAAGCAGTTACTTCTTTGTTTCTTTTGGTTTTTCTTTTTCTACAGGCTTAAATCCTTCTCTTTCGAGCATAGAAAATAGGTTTTTGTTGTCTGATTCGATGGTCTTTCCGTCTTTGTTTTTAAATATCATAGGTTACTCCTTTATGCGTTTAAGTGAGTATAAACTCCCTTAGTTTTAGCTGTCAATACGAATGCATCGTATCTAATTCTACCTTCGATAAGGTTTCCGGAGATTCCAGGAGGATTGTCATGTATCTTGTAATCTTCTAGTTTGTCTGCGCCTACAGTTGATTCTGGGTGACAAAGAATAAATTCAACTGTAGCAGGTAGATAAGTTGATGGTACTGGAACAATCTTGATTCCGTCTACCATACCAACTATGCCGTTAATTCTTTCGTTCATTGCAATTTCTGATGCCAACATAAAGCTAGGGTCAAGCTTAAGGAAGTTGTAGAAGGAATATTTGCAATAGCATATTCTGCCATTCATAGGTACTTTGTTGTTACCGAAGTATTCAGCACCATTTAACAATGAAAGATAAGCATTGTCTTTAGTTATTGCAACACCTAATGCTACTACTGCGCCTGCAACTAGAGTTTCGCCACCTGCTGCGATTGCTGCTGTGTTCATTACTGCTAATCTGTATGTGTCGATCTCTGGGATTATAAGTTCGTCTGTTTGTCTAGCAAGTATCTTGCCGGATTCCATAACACCTTGGGTATCGTCCATGAATTTCTTGTCATTTATAATAGAGAATGCTCTGTCTTTTGATACTGTTAATGTTTGGATTGTGTTTGCTGCGTCAACAGGAGTTCCATATCTTGCTGTACCATTAGCTGTCATTACATAGTCGCCTAATGCGGTTGTGCTTACTGAATATACATTGATTGAGTTAACTCCAGCCCATGTATAATCTTTGTTTATTGCTGCTTCTGTCAATGATTTAAGTTTAAATCTTTCTGCTACCTTCTTTTCGTACTTTGATGCATAATTCATAGCCATTTAGTTGTCCTCCTTAAAGTAAAAACCCTATTTGATTGAATTAAATCCTATTTCAAATGGGTCCGTTGATTGTATTTCCATACTGCCATGTGCGGTTACACTCCCTACAGGAGCTTTCTTCGCATTCTCTGCGTTTTGTTTTAATAGTTTTAGTTCATTTTTGATTGCTTGGTTTTCGTGCCACATCATACAGTCCGAAAGGCTTTTATTTGTCTTAGTTTGATATTCCCAAACTTCCTTAGGTATCTCGTTTGGCTTAACATCAGGGTAAGCAGTAACAAATTCTTCAAAATCTTTAGCTTGTTTATCCTTATCAGCTTTGGTTTGCTGTTCAAGATTAAGTCTGCTTTCAATCTGATTAGTCTTTTGCTCTGTTTTGTATAACCTTTCGGCAATCTCATAAGGCACATTGTCTTTGTCTGCTAGTGCTTGTATCTCTGCTTGTTCGTCTGCTTGTTGCCAATGTTCTACTATTTGGTCAACTGTCATGTTATTGGCTTTTGCTAA